GTACTGGACGTAGACCCCGCATTTCTTATTATTACAGATGAGAATCCCCTCTTCATCTTGGGGAATGAGTTCGCCCGTCCGGCAGCTCTGGCACACATCTGTCACTACATTATAATCGCTCGTATTACAATATTCGCGATTGACGTTTTTCCAGTAGTTGTGGTACTTTTGCCGCGACGCCTGGCCAAGAGCCACCGACGCCTCTTCCGGTGTCTGCTTCACTTTGAAGAAGGAGTTTAGCACATTTTTCGTACTATTCTCCCCCGTTGAAATCTTCTTCTTCTCCTCAAAATAATTGAATATGTATGGGACATTATCCAACAAATACTTGTTTTTGAGCGCGCGCAAAGTTTTGAGCTTAACACCAATATCGCGGATGCGGTCTTGGATCTCCATCCGCACATCAATGTCTTCGTCCTCGGTCAACTGACCCAATTGCAACTTCAGTTCAGCGCGTTCAGCCTCTAGTTGCGGGATTTGCGTGGTTTCTACCGAATGGATGTTATCCAGTATTTGCGAGTGTTTTTCATCTATTGTAATGTTGGACGGCGCCGTTTTTTTCTTTTTAATGCTATGATTGGGCATAGACTTCTTTTTATATTTAGATGATTATTTATTTATATGGTTATTTACGCCTCAATATATTATATTAACAAATATTATAATGTCATTCACATCCACAATTAAGAAGACAGCGACAAAAATGGCGACGTTAACAAAGGGAATGATTCCATCCGGTATGATGCCATCCGGGACATCCGCAGGTATGCTGAATAATAAATGGATCCTCTATACAATCCTTTTTGTCAGTGTTGTAGATTTATTCAACTTTTACTCAAAAGGTGACGCCACCGCAATTGCCATTTTTCTGGTTGTTGGGTTTTTGACAACCTATTTTAGCAAAAATATGCTGGTTGTATTGGTCGTGGCCATTGCCGTCACACATATTGCCCGTTTTGGCACTGCCTCTATGGAGGGTATGGAACCCGAAGAAGAGGAAGAGGAAGAGGTCACTGAGGGATTGAAAACAGATGATGAATCGGAAGAAAAAGAAAAGGATGAGCTTAGGTCAATCCAGAGTTCATTGGAGAAAATTGGCATTGCCGATTCTTCCGAACAGACAACAGCAGCGCTTATTGAGCAAACCAAGAAGGTTCAGGAGAATATGCAACTTTTAGAGCCTTATTTGAAGAAGGCCGAACAGGTAACCGAGCCATTGAAGAAACCCGAAGGATTTTGTGACTATTCTACCGCATATTCATCCACCATAAAGGAGCCATTTGAAGAAGGAACAGCAAAAAAAGTTGAAAAAGGAATTGTAAACGGGGGTAACCAAGCGGGTAATGGTCTTGTAGCTGTCGGAAACAAGATTGGTAACGCTTTTAAACCGTCAAAGAATTAAAATGGCACTTTGTGCCATTTTTTCTTCTAGGTTCGTGACCGATAACCATTTAATAAGGCGCGCTTTGCGTGCCGTTTTAAATGTTCATCGGTTTAAATAATGTGATTTTGACCTCTTATACTGAAAGTAAACCATTTTTACAATTTGTAAAAACTTGTAAAAATGTTCACCCGCATATATTAATCAATCTATAATATAATAGACGCCGCGAAATGGACACAAATGAATATTATATGGTTGTTTTGGGCCTGTTCATTTTATTGATTTTGACCCTCTCTTATGAACCTCCAATCAGAGAGGGCTTGGATATTGGAAAAGAGATCACAAAAACATTTGAAAAACCCGCAAAAGACATTAAGAAGGCGAGTGAAAAGGAGTTCAAAAAGGCAAAGCAGGCGACCGAAAAAGAGTTCAACAAGGCCAAGAAGGAAACCACCAAAGGTTTAAATGTGGTGAAAAAAGAGACTGAAAAAGGCTTAAATAAGGCAAAAGAATTTGCTGAGGACACGGCCAATGAAATAGGAAATGCGTTTGATGAACTATTTGATGAAATCACAAACATTGTCAATTACATTGTGTGCGGATTCAACAAAATCAAAACGCTTCCGGACTGTTTTTTCTGGTACTTCTTGGATATCATTTATGGCATCTTATATTTGTTTTATTCAATGTTGGCGTCTATCATTCCGCCTCTCAAAGATGGTGCCCAAATGTTTTGGAGTATGATGAAGATGATGGATGAGATGATTCACGAGTTAACGGGCTTCCATATTATTCAGTATCCCAAGAGCGTTATGGATATGTGCTATTTGTGTAAAGATGCACCGAAGAAAAAACGGTCAAAACCAAGTAAATGCTCTTAATGGTCTAATCTATTGGCAGAAGCCCTTTAGGGAGCCCTGCATACATCTCACCAATATAATATAATGGGGAAGAAATGCTTACCAGGTGTAATTTGCGTTGAAAATATGACACTTTTCCTGCTATTTGTGATTGCGGTGGTTCTGATATATATATTTCATAAAACCACAAATAGTCCGCCTCAGCCATCTATTATTTTGCTGAACAATGATTTAGGAAAAACGCGCGAATCTCCGATTCTAACGCCCCCGGAGAATCATATGTACGACCCGGATTTAGTGGCGACTTTTCCTGAGATAAGTAGAAGACCCAATGTCAATATTGAGACCCGCGGGACCAACCAAAGCTACAGTCAAATTGGAATCCTTACTCGTCCTGGGGTCAATGCGGAGACACTGATTCTGCCGCTGATGGGACGCAGACACGACTCGGGTAGGAATAAGATGCAGTATTACACCGTATCAAATACAGGCAATATGAACACGAAGCTGCCGATTAGCAAAGACGGACGCAGTTGTACGGGTGAATATGGCTGCGACGAAATATTCAATGGAGATACGGTCTATGTTGAAGGCTACGCTGACACATTTAAGGCGACCATTTACGAGAACAGTCGTTTCAATTATATTCCAAGTATAATGTAATAAATGGCTCTTGTCGCACGTTTACAAAAAATTAAAGATATTATGATAGATCGTAGTATATATCAATTTACACCGCCACCAAATAATACACCAATCGTGGCTGCCTTAATGGCGGCACTTGCGGTTCCTCCGCCACCAGAACAAAACAATGATGCATTAACTGCAGCATTGATCGCAATAAAACCCAAACAGCCTGAAAATCTAAGAAATGATGATGCGCTTCTATCGGCAATTCTTGCTGCAATGGCCAAAGAACCTGAAAGAGAAGAGGAAAAGGAGGAGGAAGAAAAAGAGGAAAAGGAGGAAGAGGAAGAAAAGGAGGAAAAGGAAGAGGAAAAGGAAGAGGAAAAGGCGGAAGAGTTTAATAAACAAATAGATTGTCTTGGTGAAAGTAACAATAGAGACAAGATTGGGTGTATAAAGAACAATAGATAATATACCGTATAAATTATTATATTTTATGTTTATAATATAATAATGAGCATTCAGTTTTCATATCCGCAAATGAGTGGAACGCTTGACGAAACGAATAAAAATATTGCGATTGATAATAACGGCGGTAGTTATTTTGATTTAACTTATACCGTTGGGGGAACTACTACGGTTTTACATTTTATTCCAAAGAGAATATCATTTATGGATGGTGGAACTGATTATATGATAATTGAACATACTAATAATAGTGGGAAATCATTAAAAATAAGATTCCAAATAACTCAGTCATCAAGTGCTAAGCACGATATTACACCGTCAAATATATATATTGATCAATTAATTGGTGATGGATTAGAAGATAAGACTCTGAATTTTACAGAGAAAAGCCTCAATATTGGATTAGTTAATACAACAGAATATTCAATAGATTTTAGCACTTGTGGAGAAATACCAATCAAAACCATCAATAAAGACTTTAAAGGTGGGACTTTTGTAAGTGACACTGCCAATATTATTAAAGATGGTACTACAAGTATTAGCATACCTTTAACAGCAACGACATTTATGACGGATGAAATTGTTTGCGATGAAGGTACAAACAATAGCACCAACACAACAAAAACATATGAAGCAAAGATTGCCGGAAATGTTGGCCTCTCTTTTGGCATCGGGCTTTTGATATTGACTCTGGTTGTTTGGAGGGTTACAAGTTTGAATTTCAAATATGAAGCGAAAACTGGTTTGTTTGGTTTTGGGGTGGACAAGGAGCAGGTTATATATACTGGGATTTTTATATTCATGTTTTTACTCTCAGTTTCTTGTTTTATGGCATACGGCGGAGTATTAACTTGGGGAGGCGGATTACTTGAAGGTGAAACGTCCGAACAACATGACACAAAACTTACTGCGTTATTATCAACTGCCATTATATCTTTATTGATCTTTGTTTTTATGGCTGGGTATAAGATGATTGTTATGACAAAAACAGTAGTAGCAAACCTATAATAATATTGTGTAAATACAATATTATATTTAATAACCCTTAACCAAAAGAAAACCTTTGGTTAAGGATCATTTGATTTCCTTTGGACCCGAAGGGCCGACCCTTAACGGTCGGTTTTCCAAAGAAAACCTTACATCATCAACGACGCATTATGTACATTCTCCGCAACCGGTTTGTATTCACTGGTCACATAGGTAATCAAGCTGCTCTTGCCAATCGGCGCCATTTGGGCGACCATCTCCTCCTCCAAGGAAGTAGGGCTGACTGGGTTCATCTCCGCCATCTCCGCGTCTTTCTTGGCCTGCGTCGGCACATAGGTCATCATCGGCACACGGTTATTCATTCGGGCACTGCGCCTAACCACTTCGTAAGCAACAAAGAGCCCAACAACACCCAAAATGGGGTTGTAATAAACGAACATAAAGAGCGCCACCAACAATACTCCGACCATTCCCAAGGGACTGTCAATGTAAGAGGCAACCGACTCGGGCATTTCAATATCTAGGGCAATATAAATGGCAAACAAGACCAAAATAGCCATTTCCAATTTTGATAAGGAGCGAAAATATGACATTAATTCCATCGCGTTATGTATATTATATAGCAGGTTTTTTCTACCTCTATTGTGCCACAACAAAATAGACAAAACATATTAGAAACAATGCGACAATCTATGTAGCCATCGCCCTTTAAAAAGAATGAACAAAAAACCGAACCCTCTATGGGCCAAATCAAAAAAGACCGTCGCCGCAGTTCCCGAATTGCCTAAAACCGCAAATACGTATCTTGGCCCCAAGGGATACACGATATACAAATCCGACCTAACGGAGGCGCAAATCAAATATGTAAAAGATTCCCTCACCGTCAAACCCGTCACACCCGGTATCACCCTTGCCGCCACGACTACGTTCCCCGCCTATCGCGAATCCACACAAAAACTCTATGTGCCTCGTTGTTTTGGAATCACCCATTTCGGCCCTCCGAAAGCCACCAAAATCCCGCCCGGTGACGACATTGACGTCCCATTCGTCGGCACGTTACGCGACTATCAGCAGGAGGTAGTCGCCGCCTACGTGAAAGCCGTCGCCGACCCCATCGCGTGTAGTGGCGGCCTGGTCAATCTCCCCTGTGGATACGGCAAAACCACCGTTTCGCTAAATATCGTATCCACGATGCGAAAAAAAACGCTCATCATTGTCCACAAGGAGTTCTTGTTGAATCAATGGGTAGAACGTATCCAGCAATATTTGCCCACGGCACGCATCGGTCGCATCCAAGGCCAAATCATTGACGTCGCGGACAAAGACGTGGTCATCGGAATGCTTCAAAGCTTGTCAATGAAAGACTACGAAGACGCCGTGTTCGCATCATTCGGTCTCATACTCATTGACGAAGTCCATCACATTGGCTCGGAAGTCTTCTCATGTGCCCTCTTCAAAATCGTACCCCAATATACACTCGGTCTCTCGGCCACGATGGACCGCAAAGACGGCACCACCTTTGTGTTCAAGATGTTTCTCGGCGACATTGTCTACAAGATTGCGGAGAAGAAACAACGATTTGTTCAGGTCCGCGCACTCCACTACCAAGGCGGTAATGCCGACCCCGCCTTCGCACGCGTAGAATATGATTTTCGCGGCAACCCCGCATATAGCACGATGATATCCAAGCTGTGCGAATACGCACCACGGACGGAGTTCATCATCCGTGTCATCCAAGATATGTTTGCGGAAAACGGGGAGCAACAAATCATGGTAATCGCGCACAACAAGAATGTTCTCACCTATATCCATGATGCCATAGAGGCACGCAAAATCGCTACAGTGGGGTACTACGTGGGCGGGATGAAGGAGTCGGCGCTCAAACTGACGGAGAGCAAACAAGTGGTGATTGCGACCTATGCCATGGCGGCGGAGGCGCTGGATATCAAGACGCTTTGTACGCTGATCATGGTAACGCCGAAAACGGACATTGAGCAGTCGGTGGGGCGAATCTTGCGTTCCGACCACGAAATGCCGGTGGTAGTAGATATCGTGGATAGCCACGACCCGTTCCAGAAACAATGGGCGAAGCGGAAGACGTTTTACAGGAAGGAGAATTACCGGATATACAAGGTTGCGTCGTCGGCGTATATTCCTCCTGCCACTTTGGGAGAGCCGATGCCGACCGGGTGGGAGCTCGTATATGAGCCGAAAGTAAAATCATCGGGTACTAAAGTCGTGGACAACGACGATGAAGAGGACAAGCCACCCACTGGCAACTGCTTACTCAACGTGGATTTCACCGAGTAATTGTGCCTTGGTAAGTTTATCATATTCTTCACGGGTAATCATTACATATTCAACGTCATTTATGGTATGTGTATTATTGGGTCGCATTTTTTTGTACAAATAATAAATCCCGGAAGACGACCCATAAATAATCCAACTGCTACATTTTACAATAATGTTGAGGGTCCCTCCCAAAGGGATGGACCCTCTAATCCGTTGAAAAAAGGCGGACGCCTTTTTATCAATAACGTTGAGAGAGATACTTGTTACCAAATCAAATAAATATAAAAATGCCATTTATATTTATCATCTATTTTCGCATGAGACGATTCACCAAATACACCGCGGCCAATCCAACGAGACCCACGCAACATAATTTGTAGTGGAGTCGCACGAGTAATTTACGACGGTGATTACTACCATAACAATGACAATCAATGCCGCCATTATATACAACAGAATTGACCGCGTTTTCAACTGTGATGACGCGGAATAAAAGACTTTATACCGGTGAAGATTTAAAACCGCACCCCACAGGGGTGCGGTTTTAAATCGTTACCGATACCGCGCCATTGGAGAATTAAAATGGGACATTTTAATTCTTCAATTGTGTAAACAAATAAATACCTCCGATGATTACCGCGACTTGTGCTGGGTCGCAAAGATTTGTTAGAAGATCCATAATATATATTCATAACTCATTATTTATTCCAAATAAACATTCCAAAAATGGAGGGTATCAACACAAGAACCCAAACCAAATGATTGTCAGAGGAGTCGCACGAATAGTTAATAACGGTCGTCCAACCAACAATCAAAAGGGCATATAAAATGAAGATTTTCAAGCGAGATAAGAGAGGTCTCTCCCTTTTCGGGAAAAAGGTCCGGAACAAAACGTGAATCGTTTCCAATAAAACGAAAACCTGGGCAGGAGTACAGAGATTTGGTACAAATGACATGAATAATATATATTCGTTGGATACATATTATTATTACAACCGATTCTCGTATCTTACGAAGTAAAAATATATTTGAATAAATTGGTCTTGAATCCGTTGAACGCAGAGCTGGACGCGGCGGTATATGCCCCAAAATCCTCTACATAAACCCATTCACCGATGGCCAATTCGGGCAACATTGCGTTTTCACAAATGAGGTCAATGCTGTCGCACGTGGGGCCGAAAATCGTGCTTTTGAATTGTCCGCCGTCCCTCTCATTGAATGGTAGAATTGTTGGCACAGTGTGGTCAAAATAGATACAGTTGAATGAACCGTAGACTCCGTCGTTCAAATAATAGATGATGCGCTTTTCTGAAGGGACCAAAGGGTCCAAAGCTTCAGCCGACTGTTCTAAGGCTTCAGTCGTAGCCGACTGTTCGTACAATATCTTCTTCCCAATGACATTCAGCACCAAAATATGCGACTTCTGGGCAAAGTAGCGCCCCGGTTCCGCGATAAACTGGACATCCGGCATATCCCCAAAGAAATCGTGTATCCCATCTCTCACCCTCGCAGCAATGTCTTCAAATCGGACCGTGCGGTCAACACCCGGAAACCCGCCCCCGATATCAATCGTATTCACGTGAATCCCTATGCTTTTTGCAATGTCCGTCGCACTCCGACAATCCCGAATGGCTTCATAAAAGTTTTCCGCCGACGAACATCCACTCCCCACGTGGAAACTGAACCCCACAATGTCCAGTTTCAGCGTCTTGGCAATGCGCAAAAGCTCATCCACTTGCTCCAACCGACACCCAAACTTCTTATTGAACTTACACAGACTCTTGCTGTCATCCACTGCCAGCCGTAAAATCAACTTCGCATAAGGATGGTACAACTTAATCTTGTACAACTCCTCCTCACAATCAAAGGTCATCAAATCCACATCGTTGGCCCGCGCATACCGGATTTGCGACGACATCTTACAAGGGTTGGCGAATATGATACGACTCGGGTCGGCAGTAATCTCAATAATCGTCTTGATTTCGTTCTCGCTGGCGCAATCAAAATTACAACCTAAGGTCGCCAACGCCTCTAGTATCACGGGATTGGGATTACATTTCACGGCGTAATGAGGTTTGACATTTGGTAGAAGAGTGGTCCATTTGTTGTATGCCTTGGTAATCTCGCCCAAATCAATGATGAAGAATGCATGGTCGCTCTGGTTGTTCTCCAAATAGTCGTTGATTATGTCGTAGGTCTCATAATCGCTACCGTAAAACTTGACGTTGTTTTTCTGGAAAAAGGCATTTCCGAGCCATTGATCAGTTGCGCCGATGCGGGTGTATTTTGTCGTTGGGTCCATATATCCCAATTGGGTGCGAAAATCTTATATTCTTTTCTCAGATATGTTACCAAGACCCACGTAAATATGTGTTTTTTCCATATGTAAGCACATAAGCAGAATATGCGTCATAACAAAACACAAAAAGCAATATTGTTAATATGGCACCTAATACTAATAACGAATATTTACGATAAATAATTTGGTGGAATTGTGAAAAATTGGGGTCCATCGTTGTGTTTAGTACGAACATTGTGTGTATATTGTTTCAAGAAAATGTATAACCGTGCCCCTCTCTGCGAGATGACCACACGAAAAATTGCGTACAACAAAAACGGGACGTTTTTGTTGTAAGGTGTTTCTTAGATGCGAATCTTACAGATTCGCATCCAAAAAATTGCGCGACGTCAAAATATTTGTATTTTGACGGAGAGGTGTTGTTTATGTAGGCCCCGAAGGGGCCTACACAAAAAATTGCGTACAACAAAAACGGGACGTTTTTGTTGTAAGGTGTTTCTTAGATGCGAATCTGTAAGATTCGCATCCAAGAAATTGAATTTCATTATCTATTTAAATAGAAATGCATAATAAACATATATCTTTTATTTAAAAAATGAACACAACAACTCAAACCAAATTGACCAAATCTGAATGGGAATCCATTGAATCCCCCGTTTCCGAGGATGAAAAGGACATTCTACAATTGATCCGCGACGGATATTCCAACACCGACATCCGATACAACAAGAACATCTCATTGTTCAGTTACGCAAAGCTAGACCGCTCATCCACGATTGAAAACTATCTTTACACAAAGTTCCTCAAAGCCGAGGTGGATGGAGTCATCAAAATTATTCGCGGCATCCAGGACGCCCCTGAAACACTGACCGCATTTCGCGTAGAAGAAATCAACATCAAGCGTCTCAAATCCGCCGACCAAATCCGCCTTGAAAATATGAACGCGAACATTGAAATCAACAAACCCCGGATGATAGAATACATTTACATCGGGTTCTTGACAGAGATGTTCAAACTATTTGCCGCGAATAAAATAAAGTACGCATTCTACTTGTATAGTCTCATCCAATTGCGAAACATCCATGTCCCAAACAAGAACACATTCCTCATGGAGTTCATTGATTTATCCATCGTATACCTAAATGGAAAAATTGGACTGAGTCCGATTATCAGCGGTGCCTGCGACTTCATAGAGAAGAATCCGAATCTATTCAAATATGGCGATCTCACTCTCTACGACCACCAAAAACGCATATTTGACTTGTTCAAGCACACGCATACCAACTACTATGAAAACGATGTATACCAAACAAATCTGGTTCTCTACATAGCCCCCACTGGCACTGGGAAAACACTCACACCAATCGGTCTCAGTGCGGATTATCGCATCATTTTCGTGTGCGCAGCCCGCCATGTTGGCATGGCCCTGGCAAAATCCGCGATTTCCGTTCAAAAATGCGTCGCCTTCGCTTTCGGCTGCGAAACGTCCAGCGATATTCGCCTACATAATTTGTCGGCGTCCGTATATAAAATCAACTCCCGAACGGGCGGAATCGGAAAGATAGACAACAGCGACGGTCGTAAAGTGGAGATTATGATTTGCGACGCACAATCCTATTTGGTCGCGATGTACTATATGCTCTCGTTCAATCAACGATACGATATTATCACATATTGGGACGAGCCGACAATTGGGATGGATTACGAGACACATCCACTTCACGAAATAACTCACCGCAATTGGTCGGAAAACCAGATACCGAATATGGTGTTATCTTCGGCGACGTTGCCAAAACATACGCAAATATTCCCCGTTATCAATGATTTCCGCACGAAGTTCCCGAGCTCGGTTGTTACCACGATCGAAAGCTACGATTGTAACAAGTCAATTTCATTGCTCAACAAGAATGGTGTTTGCGTCTGTCCGCATTTGTTGTACGACGACTACCGCCAGATGGTGGAATGCGTGGACTATTGTAAGACCAACATGACTTTGTTGCGGTATTTTGATTTGGCGGAGGTTGTCCGTTTTATTTGCTACTTGGACCAAAAAAGATACATACCCGAGGACATCAAGATAGACACGTATTTTGACAACGATATCGCCAAAATAACAATGAACAGTCTGAAAATCTATTACCTGGACATTATTGAAAATATGGACCCGGGTTGGTGGTTCAATGTGTATCGTCATATGACGTCCACGATTCGCCGCAAGTTTGACCGAACGCCTACTGCTACAACAGCGTCGGGTGGCAGTGGTAAACCATTGGCGCGCACGGCATCTGTGTCCAAGGAACCCTCTTTCGTGGAGAAGGCCAAGGCGATTTCCCAAGCATCCGGTGGAATCTTATTTACCACGGCGGATGCGCATACATTGACCGACGGACCCACCATCTATTTGACGGAAAACATCGGCACCATTGGAAACTTCTACATCCAGCAGTCCAATATCCCACCGAAAGTGTTTGAGACAATCATGAACAAGATATATCAAAACAACGCAATCAATGAAGAAATTGTCAAATTGGAGGCAATCATGGAAGACCTTCTCGGTGAAGAGGCCAAAAAGGATAAGAAGATGTCCAAGAATCTCCTGGATGCCCCTGAGTTCTGTATGCCC